TTGCTCCCCATTGTTCTCTTGTTATTTGTTTCATAAGTTACCTTATAACTCTAATATTACTCCATTTTTCTGAGCCACCAATTACAAGAGTTAGAACTCCTGCAGAGTTTCTGCCTCCATTAGTATTTTCAAACCAAGTGCTTCCAGAATCCAGACTTGGGCATTGTAAAATCAATCTTTTACCATCAGCTTCATAAGCACTAAAAAAATGATAATGCCCCATAAGTAAGAGATCAGAATCAGCTATTTCAGATCTAGCTAAAGATTGATTAGCTAACCAAGTTCTTGCTTTTGCTTGTGGATTGCCTCCACCTCTCATTTGATGCCCATGAACAAGAGTTACTACTGTGTCAGAAATATCTAAGGTTATAGATAAGGAATCTGGCATAATAAAGTCTATTTTGTCTTTATATGCAGGAGCTTCTTTAAATATCTCTGCTAATTCCTCTCCAAGCATAATATCTCTGTTATCTGAGAATGTTGTAAAGCTCTTTCCAGAGTTTCTAGGCTCTCCATGATTACCTGCAATAAAACTAACTACTGTCTTATCAAACATAGGCACAAGCTCTTTAAGAGCTGTATAAGCCATTCTCCTAGCTACTTTCTGCTGTTGTCTGTAATCTAACTCAACTGTAAATTCTTGTTGTGCATAAAACCCTGTGCAACCCTCAACAATATCTCCTAACCCTGCAATAAATAACTGATCTATAGTTTCAGATTTTCTTAATGTTTTAATCTGATCTTTTATCTTAGGTATAGAATCCATCCATCTTTCAATAGTTGCTTCTGTTCCCTCTTTACCTATTTGCCAATCAGATAAAGCTATACAAAATGTTTTAGTGTTTTTTGTTGGCTTTTTCTTAGGTGTAGGCTTTTTCTTTTTAGCTGCATTTAAGAGCTTTTTAAAATCATCATCAGGCATATAAGCCTTATTAGATACAATCTTTGCTTTAAAATAATATAATCTTTCTATAGATCCATTACCAATATTAGAATCCCAGAATCTAATCTCTGCTGTATCTTGTAAAACTTTATAATTCTTTGCATCTGCACCAAAATAGCTTTCTAATTGTTCTTTCCAATCAATCTTATTTTCTTTTTGTGGAGCTGATACTATCTCTCCAGATTTAGTCTTTTCAGAATAAGATATTGATGGCTCAAAGCCTTTAGGATGAACTACTTTCTTTTTAGATGTTCTAGGATTTCTATCCTGTACAGTTTCAGCAAACTTTTTTAAATTACTTGATTCTGCCATCTCTATAATCCCTAAAGTATCTTCTTACTGTGTTGTAGTTAAGATGTGCAAACTGTTTATAGTTATCTACTAAATATTGTGCAGCTATAGTGTCTGATAAATACTCTTGTTCAGCTTCTTTTGCCACTTTAAGAAATATTGCTCTTGCTTCTGGATTATCTAAGATAAACCTAGTTGCAGCAAATTGCCCTGTTGGTCTTTTGCCCTGCTGTTCTGAGTATTGAGTTAATGATTTCATTATTCAACCTCCTATAAGTCTAGGATAGTTCAATACTATGACAAATTTATGGCTTTGGAAACTGATCCTTAATAGGTTGTATAATATCTGCTTTCCAAGCATCTAAACCATTATGAAAGATGTAGTCAAGCTGTTCTGCAATAGATGGATAAGCTTTTTTTCTATTTTCTATTATTTCTAATTCTGCTATTTTTGCATTAACTTCTTCTTCAGTAGGCATAACAGCAGTTTCATCATTCAATAATAAATTAGAATAAACTTCTCCAGCAGATAAATCTATCCAACCATACCATTGTGGCTTATCTGTGTTAAAAAATGCTAAGGCTTTTTGCAACATATTATGTATCTCCTAATTTTTGAAAAGTAACAGCAGTTTCTATATTTCCAGCACTACCTTCAATGACTGAATTAGCCCCATATAAAGCATAAGACAATTTAACTTTGTCATTAGCTGTATCAGTAATATCAAGTAAAGCATTATTAGAAACAGTCATAGAAGTATCTCCACTATCAGCATCATAACTTTGTAAAACTATGATTGTTGTTTCTGTAGAAAAATTATCATCAGTTGATGAAACAAACATATTTGTTGGGCTTGTGTTTGATTTCATTCTTGCTGATAGTGTTACAAGCCAATATCCTGTAGATGGAAATGTAAAAATTCCAGAAGCTAAAGTCATTCCTGAGCCTAAAGTTCCTCCAGCTAATGTACCTGTAGATCTTGCTAAATTAGTTGTTATATCAGTTAAAGTTCCTGTTGTTGGGCTTGTTATATCAGCAGTTAAATTAAATTGATCTGCACTTGCTAAACCAACTCCATCTCCAACTTGTGTCCAAGCAGATCCATCCCAAACTTTTAATTTATTTAAAGTTGTATCAAAGTATGTAGTACCCTCAACTTTATTTGTTAAAGCTGTATTTGCTGCACTATCATCTGCATAAATAAAAACTATTGAATCTTGAATATCTTGAAAAGAAGCTGCTGTTACAAGATCTCCTGTGTTCCAATCTACCCAATTACCTGCTGCCATTAATTATTCTCCTTAATTCTTTTTAAGTATAACTTAAGTTAGTATCAATTCCTAAACTATTAACTCCTAGAATCCAAGCTCCTGTTTCAGCAGGAGATAAACCTATCTGCCAATTCCAAGTCTTGTTTCTAGCATCTACTTTATGCCTTATTCTTTCTATAAATAAATCATAAGTCTCTATATCAGTAGATGGTGTAGTAACTTTAGTTTCTACATAACTTCCTATTTCTAATCCTAGTGCTTTCTCCCAAAGATTTACATTTTGTTGAGGAGCAAAAGATAAGCTCTCTACAGTTGTTTGTGGTATAGAGTTAGCTACTACTTTCTGACTAGCTATTGATAAAGCATTGGCATCACTAACATTTAATGTTCCAGATTCAGTTAAAACATGAGTTCCAAATCTCTCTACTGAGTCTGAATCTATTGCAATCTGTGTAAATCCACCTGTTCTTGTTCTCTGTACTGTATTAACAATTTTATTATCATCATAGGAGCTAATAATATCAACATAAGGTAACTCTCCTACTCCCTGCCCAAAAGTAGCATCTGGAGTTGTAGTATTTGTTAATCTAAAGTTTCTATCTCTAAAAGTTGCATCTCCATTAGCTGCTATAAAGAAAGTACCATTTTCTGCTGTTTCTACTTTCCTTAAAGCTGTTAATAAGTCATCTGTTTCTGATTGTGTTTGAACTTCTAATTGTCCTGTAGATATTGCCTGATTACTATAACCAAAGCTATCAAGTATGTTTTTAACCCTAACAGAGCTTAATTCTTGTGCTTGAGATAAAGTTAATCTAGTAGTAGATCCAAGTTTTGATATACCTAACTGCCATCCAATACCATCTAAAGTTGCATTAAAAAATAGCTTAAAAGCATCTACAACTCTTATTTTTGTTGAGGCATCATAGCCCTGTCCTGCATATTGCACAGGAAAGCTCTCTACAAAGCCATGAAAGATATCATAAGTTGTAGAATCATACTCAGCTCTTATTCTAAGCCTTTTAAGAGGTTGTATTTTAGTTCTGCCATTAGTTGCATCATAATAATAAGTTGTTTGATTAGGAGAAAATCTATTATCTCTGTTATCTAAGGTAACAACTGCAGTTCCTGTCTGGAATTGTGATAAGTTGCTTATTCTTCCTCTAGTTGTTTCAAAACTTCTTAAATAAGCAGAGACATCTGTCCAAGATTGTGAACTGTCTAATGGATTACTATCAAAAGCTATTTCACAAGTTAAAGTAACATTAGAATCAAAAGGAACACTCATTATCTTATCTGAAAAGTTTTACCCTGCTGCTGCAATTTAGTGTTAAATCTCTGTATTTCATCTCCATCAAGTTCAAATACAATAGTTTGGTTTATATCTCCCCCACCACCATTATTTTTTGTTATATTTTGTTGATCTCCTAACAAAGCAGCATCTGTATCTACTCCATTTCCAGTTGTATCTCCTAAAGATACAAATCCCTGATTTACTAATCTACCAAAATCTGTACCCTCTAAACCTGTAATAGTTGAAGCTAGATTCTTATTTGCTTGTGTTTGTTCATTAGTTAATTCAATAGATCTAATTAATTGTGAATTTCTTTCTTCTATTGCTTTTTCTTGATTTTCTATAGCTCTTTGTAAGTTTTGTTCAGCTATATCTAATCTTTCTCTAGCAAGTGTCAATCTATCTGAATCATTAGCTAATTCAAACTCTGCTTCAGCAAGTTCTGCTTCTGCTAGTGCAAGATCTAAAGTAACATCTTTGCCATTGGCTTTAGCTTGATTAAGTAATCCTATTTGTGTTTCAAGTTCTGCTTTTCTAATTGCTGCTTCAGCATCTCTAACATTTTCCTGTATTTGTAATTCATTTAATTCTTTAGCAGCTTGATTTCTATTTCTAGTAGCTGATGCAACACCTGCATTAGCATCAGTAATTAAATCTAATAGTTTCTTTCTATCTGTTTCTAGTTGAATATTTGTTAAAATTAAAGAGTTTTGCTCTCCAAAAATAGGATTAAATCTTTTATCTATTTCCTCTCCATATTTTTGTGTTGCAACTCTTGTAATTGCTACACCCTGTCTATAACTGACAAAAGATTGTATTATTTTTTCTTGTGCATTATTGTAGTTTTCAAATTGCTCAGTCAATTTCTGTGTTTGTATTTGTTGAGCTTTTTCTACTCCCATTTCAGTTTTTCTAATTATTCCTAATGCTTTTAATGCAGCACCTATTCTTGTTATTTGATTAGTAGAAGCTAATTGAGTTCTTAAATTTTCCTCAGAGGCTTTATCACTAAGTGATAATACATCTCTTAATGATTCAAAAACAGAAACAACACCAAGTACCTGTAGATTTAGATCAGAAAATCTATCTATTAATGCAGGAGTAGATTCCTCTCTAATTTCATTAAATACTCTTAAGACTTCTCCTGCTGCAGGAACTAATTGCTCTCCAAGTTGTTCTGTTAATTCTGCTGATGCACTTCTAGCTATTAATGTTTGTGCAGCAAAACCATCCTGCTCTCTTTTTGCATTACCAATTTGAACTGTTGCTTTTTCAAATATTAATTCAGTAGTTGCAAGAGCTTTATCTTGTAAAGTCAAAGCATCAACTGATGCAGCTAATCCCATTGTTAGTGCTTTTTGTTGCACCTCAGTTTCCAAAACTTTGATTCCATAAGTGGCTAATGCCTCCCTCTCTCCTACAATAGCTGATCTAAAAGCTCTAAGAACAGGCTCTGCACCTGCAGTAATGTTATTGAATGATGCTATATCTCCTGCAAGATTAAATAGTTCTGATGATAAGTCTGCAGATTCTTGTTGAGTAAAACCAACACCCTGTGCTACAGATCCTAATACAGCTACTAATTGTTGTGCTTCTGCTTGTGTTAAACCAAATAAGTTAGCATTTTCTGCAAGTTGTTCATTGAGTTTTTCTGCAGCTTCACCAAAAGTAGTTCCAAAAGCTCCTGCAGCTTCTTGAGCTGAACTAGCTGCTTGTATAGCAGACATAGAAAAATCTAAAAGAGATTTAGCTGCTAAACCTGCTGCACCAACAATAGCTGTTGCACCAAGTCCAGACATTCCTGCTGCAAATTGTTCATTTTGTTTTGCAGAGTTTTTTACATCTTTATCTAGTTCTTTAGTTGATTTAGAAACTTTATCTAAACCCTCAGATGTTTTATTAGCTCCTGTTAGCTTTAGGAACATCTCTAAAGTTGCTCTTGCCATTATCTCCTCAGTTTTGCTCTAGCATTAGCCTCTGTAATAGCTTTCTGCTCTTTTTTATTCTTATCTATGTAGTATAACTTCCAAGATTCAAATTCTTGCATACTCATAGACTTTCTTAGAGCATCAACTGTCATGCCTAAATCTAAAGCTAGTCTAAATTCAAAAGCCAACTCTGTATTATTCTGGAAACTCAGAGGCTATTGAAGCCTGATCCTCCTTAGTCCAAGCCATACACCTATAAATCCCTATAAGAATTTTATCTACAATACTAGGTGTAGCTTTACTATAAAACTCCTCAACTTGATCTAAATCATCAAATTGTGGCTCTTTTAATCCTTTTAGAAGTAAATGTTTCTCAAATAAAACTTCATCTCTAACACCATCTTTTTCAGATAGTTCATTGATTTCTACTGCATCTGCTTTAGTTAACCCTGTAACTAGAACTGTTGCATCCCATTCAGGTATCTCAATTTCTTTTTCAGGTAGAGATGGTGCATTAGATATATCATCTAAGCTAAGTCTTTTCATCATAACCTCTTTCTGTTGTGAATTACTTAAGTATTATTTTAAGCAGTTCCCTCAGTTACATCTCCAGAAACTTGAAAAGCAGCAGTAAATGTTACAGCTCCTCCTACATCAGGAGTTCTATCATAACTTGTGCAGATAGCTTCTCCTGATGCTTTAGGATTTCCTCCTGTAGTTCCTATTGGATAGAACTCAAAAGATCCCTCAACACCAAGTATTCCAGATAAGTAACCATCAACAG